GTGACGGACGCGTTCTTCATATTTGACGAGCAGAGGCTGGTCGGCACAGGAGCATGGGTTCAATCTTTCTACAAGATCGCCAAGCACAACTCCTGGATCTTGCTCAGCGCGACGCCAGGTGACAACTGGCTGGACTACGTTCCCGTGTTCATCGCCAACGGCTTCTACAAGAACGTCACGGAGTTTCGTGAGAAGCACGTCATCTACGCGCGGTTCTCCAAGTTCCCCAAGGTGGACCGCTATGTCGACACCGGCATATTGCAGAGGCGTCGGAAGCTTCTCCTGGTCGAGATGCCTTTGGAGAGGCACACCACCCGTCATCTGCACGTCGTTGAGTGCGACTACGACAAGGAAAGGTTCGACAAGGTATGGAAGAAGAGATGGAACGTCTACACAGACGAACCGGTGAAGGACGCAGGGGAACTCTTCCGAGTGGCACGGAGGGTGGTAGCGGAGCACGCGTCGAGGAAGGAGGAAGTCGAGAAGCTGATGGAGAAGCATCCGAAGCTGATCGTCTTCTACAACTACGACTACGAGCTGGAGATCCTGAGGACGTTGAGCCCGTCTGCCGGGTCGGTGGGCTCCGAGCCGAGTGTGCCGTCACAGCAGGGTGTCACAACAAAGAGTGCATCCGCCTGGGACTGGTTGCTAAGTCCGGAAGGAATGGCGGCAAACGACCCCTCCGGGAAGTGCTCGACGACGACCGATACGTCCTTCGCGATAGCTGAGTGGAACGGCCACAAGCACGAGGAAATTCCGGATACTGACCGCTGGGTTTACCTGGTTCAGTACATGTCTGGGTCTGAAGGATGGAACTGCATCGACACAGATGCGATGGTTTTCTTCTCTCTGACCTACTCGTACAAGCAGTTCTACCAGTCTCAGGGTCGGATCGACCGGATGAACACACCGTTCAAGGACCTGAACTACTACGCGTTGATGACCAAATCGATCGCTGAGAAGGCCGTTTGGAGGTCTTTGCAGCAGAAGAAGGACTTCAACGTTCGACGCTTTGCTGCGTAAAAAGGGGGTCTGACCTGCGGAAACGCAGATTCGGGCCCCCTTTCGGCAAAATCCTTGTGTGTGTGTGTCTTTTTTTTTTAATTGCTATAGAAATATAAAGTAAGTATATACCCCCAACCTATAGGTATATACTTACTTCGTTTCTGTGGTGAAGTTAAGAAATTTTTTACGCACACGCACACCCATACGACGAAAGGAACGGATGTACTACGACGAAGCGGAGGATCGGTACTATTCCTCCCGACGAGACTACGAGAAGGTCAGTCTCTACACAAGGCTACAGCGAGGCGAGCTACGCACCATCGAGGGATTCAGCCGCTACACCATCGCCAACGATGGCAGCGTCATCAACATCCAGCGCGCACGCGTCGTGAGGCCTCACATGAACAGCACGGGCCGCTTGAGCATTGGCCTGGTCAACGACGAAGGCGTGCAGAAGACTCTGGGTCTTGCGAGACTGATCTGTCATCACTTCCACGCAGGGCCAGGCGACCAGGACCAGTACTACGACGTTGTCCACCACGACAACGACCTGACGAATGTTCACCCAACCAATCTCCTCTGGGTGGCACGCTGGAAGCGCCACGCAAATCCAGAAAACTACAACGTGGACATTTCTTAACTATACGGGTAAGTACTTATTTAGTAGAATGAAAAACGCGGATTATAATGAAAGGGATGAGACCAAGCCTTATGTTTTTGACCTAAGGAGGATCATGGGCAAGCGCGAGCGCGATTACCAGCCGCACGTCATCTCCGAAATCCAGAAGCGCCTGCCCGGATGCGTGATTCAGAAGCTCGACGCGAACTACCGTCAAGGTATTCCCGACCTTCTGGTCCTCTACTACGACCGATGGGCCATTCTCGAGGTGAAGAAGTCGGCAGACGAACCACCGAGACCAAACCAGCCATACTACGTTGAGAAATTCAACGGCTGGTCGTTCTCTGCCTTCATCTACCCTGAAAACGAACAGGAAGTCTTGGATGCACTTCAACAAACACTACGCTCTAGCGAATGCCGGATCTCACGCGTTCCTATCCGCTAGCAAGTATGCGTGGCTCAACTACGACGAAGACAAGCTCGATGCTGTCTTCTCGACATCCCTTGCGGCCGAAAAGGGGACGAGGCTTCACAAGCTTGCGGCCGATCTGATCCGAGAGGGAGTCAAGCTCCCTCGAAGCGAGCAGACCTTGAACCGGTACGTCAACGACGCTATCGGCTTCCGGATGACCCCCGAGCAGATCCTGTTTTACTCGGACAATGCCTACGGCACTGCGGATGCGATTTCGTTCCGTCAGGAGCGAGGTCGGATGAAGCTCCGGGTTCATGACCTGAAGACGGGTATCAACCCCGCGTCCTTCAGCCAGCTCGACGTCTACGGGGCCTTCTTCTGCCTCGAGTACCGGATCAAGCCGTTCGAGATCGACATGGAGTGGCGGATCTACCAGAGTGACGAGGCACACGTCCAGATGGGCGACCCTGATGTCATCACTCACATCATGGAGAAGATCAAGATCTTCGACAAGCGCATCAACGCGATGCGTCTTGAGGCCGCCGGCCTTTGAGCAACCTTCCTACGACTCTCAAGGGGGTGAAATAGTTGCTAATCGACGAGGAAGATCACGAGCTGTACCACTATGGTGTGAAGCGCAAGTCGGGACGCTATCCCTGGGGGTCTGGCCAGACTCCAGAAGAGCGTGGAACGACTTTCCTCGGAATCATTGACGATCTTCGCAAGAAGGGGCTCTCTGACGCCGAGATTGCAAAGTCGTTCTCCACCGAGGAGCACCCGTTCAACACCACGCACCTTCGCGCGACGATCTCGATCGCCGGCAACGCCAAGAAGGCTGCTGACATCTCTCAGGCCGAGCGTTTGAAGGCTAAGGGACTGTCCAACAGCGCTATTGCCGAGAAGATGTACGGCAGTAAGTCGAAGGAATCCACAGTTCGTGCTCTTCTCGCTCCCGGTGCTCGTGACAAGGCGGATGTACTTACCGCCACGTCTGACATGCTTCGTGGTCGAGTCGACAAGGACGGCTTCATCGACATCGGCAAGGGTGTGGAGAACCAGATCGGTATGGCTCGAACCAAGTTCGACACCGCCGTCGCGGTCCTCGAAGCAGAGGGTTACACGGTACACAAGGTTGCCGTGCCTCAGGTTGGAACTCAGCACGACACCACCACGAAGGTTCTGGCTCCTCCTGGAACTGAGTGGAAGGACGTCATGCAGAACCGAGACAAGATCGTTCCTCTCCAGGCTTGGAGTGAAGACGGCGGTCGTAAGTGGACCGAGCCTCAGCCCCCTCTTTCGATCAGCTCAAAGCGAGTCCAGATCAAATATAAAGAGGATGGTGGAGACCAGGCCGACGGTGTCATGTACATCCGTCCTGGCGCAAAGGATCTCGACATGGGCGGTACGCACTACGCTCAGGCTCGAATCCTGGTCGATGGCTCTCACTACCTGAAGGGCATGGCCGTTCTCAAGGACGATCTTCCTCCAGGTGTCGACATCCAGTTCAACACGAACAAGTCCAAGGGCACGCCAATGCTCGGTCCTAAGGACAACACCGTTCTCAAGCCGATCCAGAAGGACGATCCGTCGAATCCGTTCGGATCAAGCATCAATCGTCAGATCACTCACGACTCTGGACCGCTCAAGGGAAAGCTTAAGTCTGCTGTCAACCTCGTCAACGAGGAAGCAACCTGGGATGACTGGTCTCGTAACCTGGCTTCTCAGATGTTGTCAAAGCAGCGACCTGAGCTCATCAAGGGTCAGCTCGATGTCACCTACGCCAAGAAGAAGGCGCAGCTTGACGAGATCCTGGCTCTGAACAACCCGACCGTCAGGGCCAAGCTTCTTCAGTCCTATGCCGACGACATGGATTCTTCAGCCGTGCACCTCAAGGCTGCTGCCATGCCGAGGCAGAAGACCCACGTGATTCTTCCGATCAACTCTCTGAAGGAACACGAGATCTACGCACCCAACTATCGTGATGGAGAATCGGTCGTACTGATTCGCTATCCTCACGGTGGTAAGTTCGAGATCCCTGAGCTCACTGTCAACAACAGGAACGCTCAGGCAAGGAAGATGCTGGGCAATGTCACCGCTGCAGTAGGCATCAACCACAGAGTGGCTGCACGCCTCTCTGGTGCCGACTTCGACGGCGACACGGTCGTGGTGATTCCCAACAACCACAAACGCATCAGTACTGAACCGCCTCTTCCTGGGCTGAAGGGTTTCGATCCTCAGCGCTTCTATCCTGGCTATCCAGGAATGAAGAAGATGAGCAACACTCAGACCGAGATGGGGAAGATCTCTAACCTCATCACTGACATGACAATCGCTGGTGCCACGCATCAGGAACTGGCACAGGCAGTACGCCACTCCATGGTTGTCATCGATGCTGAGAAGCACGGTCTGAACTACCGTCAGTCTGCACTCGACAATGGGATCTCTGCCCTCAAGAAGAAGTATCAGGTGACACCTGAGCATCCTCAAGGTGGAGCAGCAACACTGCTGTCTAGAAGTACTGGAGATCGTGAGGTCCCCGACTTCAAGCCAAGGCCCATGAGTGATGGCGGTCCTATCGATCCTAAGACGGGTCGTCTCATCTTCGTTCCGACGAACAAGCTGGCCTCCAAGAAGGTCACGAACAAGGACACAGGAGAAGTCACCTATGTCAAGGTTCCGAAGACAAGGAAGATGCAACGTGGTGCTGTAGAGGTTGTGGATGGACAGGTCCGTCCTCTCGACGATGCACATAAGCTGGTCGGTGCAAAGAAGACCCCGGTCGAGATTCTGTACGCCAACTACTCGAACCAGGTCAGGGACTTGGCCAATCAGGCAAGGATGGAATTGGTTAACAACACCAAGCCCCTTCCTTATAGCCCCAGTGCCAAGCAGACCTATGCCAAAGAGGTAGCCTCCCTCAATGCCAAGCTCAACACGGCACTGAAGAACGCTCCTCTTGAACGTCAGGCTCAGGTCATTGCCAATGCACAGATCAAGCTACGCCGTGCAGAGAACCCCAACCTGGATAGTGACCAGATCAAGAAGCTCTCATCACAGGAGCTGAAGAAGGCTAGAGCCAGGACTGGTGCAGACAAGAAGCAGATCGGATCGCCTGACTCACCACTCACGCAAGAAGAGTGGAATGCAATCCAGGCTGGTGCCATCACGCACACCAAGCTGAAGTCCATCCTGGACAATGCAGACATCGAGGTAGTCAAGCAATTGGCTACACCGAAGAGTGCAGTGATCATGGCACCAACCAAGGTGAGCAGAGCAAGGGCACTGGCCAATGCTGGCTACACACAGGCAGAGATCGCCGAGGAACTGGGCGTCTCCCTGTCCACACTGAGACGTGGGATGGCTGGCTAGAACACACAACGATGCAAAGAAAGGAGTGAGACACATGGCATCGCGCCTCACCACGGCGGACAATCCATTCGATCCATTTACTCAATGGGTTCAATGGTTCGAATGGGATCGTGCAGCGGGATACGACACGCCTGGCTATCTCGCTCGCATCGCTGTGACGTCAGATGAACAGTCCGAAGCCGATCAAGAAGCGGCAATCGAAGCTGCAATCGACGAGATCCTCGAGGAACATCCAACAGGGATCTATCGAAGAGCATCAGAGCCGAGAAAGAACGATCGAGCGACGAAAGTATGATCGATAGGGGGGGG